TAGATATTGATGCAGTACCATAATCTCCAAGCTCGGAGATACTTGTAGCAATAACATCGCTTTCTCAAGAGGCTCACGAGGTTCAATTGGAGTTATCTTAATTATTTTCGCTGCCTCCACAACTCTAGAGCATTTCCATTTAGGTAATTTATAAAGTCGAGTAGTAGTGTTCAATGCATTCTCCGAGCAAAACGTGAACGTCTAGAAATAGGAATACAGTCTCCCAAAGATTCTTTATCAGTTCTCTCAATAGCTTCCATCTTCCTATAGAATGATGTCATATCTCCAGTCACTCTCAACTGCTGAGTAATATTATCTACTCTAGTAGCTCTATCCAATCCAACAATCTCACCATCAAGAAATCTTTTAGCAGCCTTACAGAAGTATCTCAGACAATCAATCGGATCGTCACCCTCGAATTCAGCAACGTCTTCAATTTTCTTGTCATCATAAATGCACATTGGAATAGTATCAATGAGAACTTTACATTGATCAAAGATTTGTATCACAGGCAGATTCTCTTCATCAGGCTCATCATAGAATTGCTTCTTATAGTTTTCTAAAGCGATAGGACCATAGATTCGATAAATCTCCTGAGCCACTTTCATATCATAGAATAATTCTTTAGACTTTAAAGTTTCTTTCTTCTCCCATCTAAGATAGTCGTGGATGAGCTGTAATCCAGCAATTCTTGATCCAGGTGTGTTTTCGGAGGATTGAGGAGATAAGTCTGAATACTTTTGAAATTCATCTGCGATAAGAGTAGAGCCTCTAGCTTGCCAAGCAGATCCACATAAGATTGTGTGGGTTGGAAGTTCGTTGTGTTCACTGTGAATTATACGGATTTCTGAAGCCCAGTATGGGATATCTCTTCCATACCAAGCACGTTCTCTGTATATGTAAATTCTATGATTTGGAGCGATAGCTCCCCACATTGCATAGCACATGGCTTTCTTTCCCCAGTCAATAGACAATATCCTTGGCCACCATTCAGGGATCTCAAATCTTTTAACCACATGCAGCGCATTGTCAGGTTCACCAGGGAATCGCATTGGTCTAAAAGTTGTAAAGACACTCCCCTTAAATGCATGCCAGTCGCCGTATCTTTTTGCTTTATATTCTGCTTCACTAACTGTTTTAAGTATCTCCAGCTTCTTAACATAAAGCGGGTCATATTCCATGCCATACGGATTATCCTCCGCTTTTGCAGGAATGAAAATTCTAAGAAGTCCCGTGTTGACATCTCTGATAATCTTATATCCATCTTCATAAGGTCTAACAAATCTATTATAAACAAACGTCTGACCAATTCCACCCGGATTGCTTCCATTTCTTACAATGGCAACATTGAATGAAGAAGAAGGTCTGACACGAGAGCCAACCATATAATGATAAGGGTAAGCACTGAAGTGTGTTAACTCATCAAAGCCGCAATAGTTGTACTGTGAAGAGTCATACATTGAAATATCAGTATCATGCTGAACGTGACCAAAATCCTGATAGGAATTAAACTCTGGCCATTCCCAGCTATGCTTCTGCTCGTTGTATTTCGCTCCAGTTTTAGGATAATATTCTTTGCTAAGTCGAATGATCTCCCGTTCCAAATCCGGAAATTTCCTTCGGAATATAATTCCTTTATATCCTCTAAACTTATAGAAACCTCTGAAGAGCGGCAATAGAGTGATGATCCAGCTCTTTCCTCCATAAGCCGCTCCCCCATAAAGAGCCTCAAAGATTTCATCAGGAAGAGATACAAGATTCTCCTGAACAGGATGTGGTTTAATATTCTTCTCTCTAGTAAAATCCTCAAACATCCCATTGCCTGGATCACCAGAGACGATGTTATTAGCTACTGAAATAGGCATCCATTCTCGCTTTTAACTCTTCTACTACTGCTTCCAATCTAACAACTCTCAATCCTAGAGTTTGTATCTTCGACTTAGCGGCTCGGATGTTCCTCAAAGTAGTATCTTGAGGATTACGCTTTTTTGTTTTTTTCTGCATCACGCATGTGTCCTGTGATGTGAAAGATTTCTAAAGATAACAGTGCTAAATATATGAATACATTTTTATGATTTTTACGAGATGCATTATATGCTAGAACTGGTAATGTACAACCAAATAGCAAACCATGACAAGCCGCTTTGAGAAGATCATCCTCTCTTAAGGTTGCCATGACTTTCTATTATTTCCAACTTATGAGCTTCATATCCACGTACGAATGCAGCAAATAAAGAAGATTCGGTATCTTCCAGTGTTGTAACACGACTCAATATATTAAGATAATCAGCAGTCTGTGTAAAGCTAGTCCAAGCTTTCATCAATAAATCGAATTGAAGAACAGGCATTATACGATATCCTTATCAATAATGCATAGAGCAAGAACAACTATTCCAACAGTAAAAAGAACAACTGATACTACAAGTATGAAAAGCATTTTCTTACTTCTTTGATCTAGTAGTTTTACTCTTCTTAGACTTCTTCTTTTTAGTCTTTTTAGGAACATGAGGATATGCTAGAAGAGGAACATACATTGTTTCAAATGTAGCTGCTGAGGAATAACTTTTAGTCTTAACACCGTCAGAATATTCAACATAATATCCTCCAATTGTTGGATGATATGTAGTCATATAATTAGCATCTACTTGAACTCTGAAGGCACCAATATCAAACTGTAGAGAAGCACTTCCATCAGGATTAGCATGAATAACAGTAATCTGAGCCGCTGCCACCGGAGCACGACACTTCCAAAGTGGCAATGCTTTAAGGACCATGTCAGACTCCTTTCTTCGGATATGGAGCTACTCTTACACAGTAATTATCTACAGATGGAACATCGTATGTAGAACCATTCGGACAAGTATAGTGACAAGTAGGACCTGAATAGTCTGCAGGAGTTAGAACACAAGCTTTTCCACCTTTAGTAGTTGCCTCTTCTCCACATCCATCAGTGCTAATATCTCCTACAATTCCATTACAACCAGTTACTGTGTGACCTTTAAATAACATTGGAACTTTTGAAGGAGAAGTTGGTCCTTCAATCGTACAAGCCGCTATCGAGATTGCAACTGCTACTGCGAGAATTGCATAACGCATTATCATCCTTGAGGAGGAATAGGAGAAGGAACTCCAGGATTGAGACGAACATACTGATCAAAATCAGCCTTCAATTGCCTCAGAACGGCCCACGAATTAATATTGCTCTGATTAAGTGCTAAAAGAAGATTATGCATACTAACATCACCAGTCTGAAGCAAACCAACCTTTGCTTCGAGAACTGCTAGACGGCTAGGAACACTTGCCTTCTTTGTCTTACGAACTGCCTTTTTGTGCTTTGCCATTTTCTTTCTCCTACAGAGCTACAATATGCCACACAGAGCCATTAAACCAAACTAATGCAGTTACTAATCCTCCACCTGTTGGAACTGCGCCTACAGAAGGTAAAGAAGCATCATTTACAATTGCCAAAGCTGGAGTTCCTAGAGCTGGAGCAGTTGGCAAATCTGCTACAGTATAAACATTAATTGTATTTGCTTGTGGTGCCATATTATGCTACGAATGTTCCAACGTTACCAGCAAATAATCTTGTTGCTCTATAAAAACTTCCTCTACGAGGAGTAACTGTTCCTGCAGATGATGTGACACGAAGTCGAATGTTTCCAGCCGTTCCTACGTTAACAACAGCTACTATTCTAGCAAATTGTTCCGTTGCCGTTGTTAATGTTCCTGTCACCGGCAATGCAGCAGCGGCTGTAGTTGTAGCATCAATACCTGCGCTGTTAGCAGCTCCATTAGTTCCAATACCTCCTACTGGACACATATCATAATAAGCTGCAATATTTGTATACGTTTGAGTATTTGTCAGTGTCCATGTAACAGTTCCTGCAGTAGTTTTAGTAAACCACACAAAAAATTCCATCAGATAGATGGCATTAAGAACTGTAGGAAATGAAGAAGTTGCACCGAAGAAGTCGGCAATTGTTGGACCTAATGCAGAACCGTCAGCATTAAGTCGAAAGATTTGAAAGTCACTGCGTTGAGCTCGACCTGATGTAGTATCTATTGTATCATAGAATGAAGTGCCATCATATTCAGTAGCACCTGCAACTGGAGTCGTAAGATTTGTTCCAGCATTAAAAGTTAATGGAGCAACAGTTGCCGTTCCGGCTGTTAGTAATTCTCCTGTGAGAGTCTTATTTGTAAATGTCTCAATACCATCTAATGTAGCAAAGACTCTAACAAGGGATGCATCATCTATTGTAGATAATTTCTTACTAGAATTTACAAAGACCTCAGTGCTACTAGCTGGAGGCTGAGCCGGTGTTGATTCGTTAGCAACAATAAGACTCATTGTATTCTCTACAATTCAAAAGCAATGAAATTAGTATATATGAGTCAATCATTAACTACGCTACCGGTGGGGACACCAGTATCAAAATATGTCTCAGCAAACATAGCAAAATCAAACCAATATGCTGTGTTTACAAGCAAATTTGCCGCAATTGTACTGAGAGCATACTGGTAAGAAGTAGATCTAATAGTCATATTAATAACTGTCGGATTTCCTACCTTTGTACCCGTACTAGGAAGAGTAGTGGCACCAGAAGCAGGAGGAGTTCCAACTCCATAATATAACTGCAATCGTTCTTGATAGCCTGTTCCTCCGCCAGCAGCGGCATCAATAACTCCAGTTATAAGAATACGAATATTTCCACTTGTTTTTGGTGTTACAATCTGTGTTGAATTTGTAGATGCTAATCCAGTCATCTTTTCAATATTATCTGAGTTTGTAAATGCAATAGTTTGTGTTGCAGATACTAAAGCTCCTATATTGGGAGCACCCTGTCTAATCTCAAACCTTCCACCTGATCCAATCGTTAACTTTTTACCAGAATT